GCGACACTTTGCATAGTGCACGTCGTCACGATGCTTGACATAATCGCCACAACCAAACACAAAATAATTACCCTTAACCTTGATGCTGATTGCGGTGATTGCTTCATTTGCATCTCTTGGTTCAGGAAATCCATTTTCGGATCCAACTTCGATATCAAGATAGGCAATAAGTATTTTACTGACATCCCAAAGAATATCGTCAGGATACTCATCAGCAATATAAGCATACTCATAACGATTATTCCCAAAAATAGGAAAATTGTCGACACTCTCGTACCTCTTTATAAATTCACGGCACTCTGGAATTGTGCCAGGTTGAATTGGCTTGACGTATTCACCATCAAGAGTTGTGTATTCAGTTTTTTCATTTGCCAAAAGATAAAAGGTCGGGCGAAATTCAACCTTTCGCCTGACCCTTCTATCGTTTTCGACTCCACGGAACAGGATATACTTACCTGAAACCGTGATGTTCGTATAGAAATCGGACATATTATCCCGTGATCAATTGTTGCGGCGGAACCACAATTCCTGCTCCGAAGATTTGATTATACCCGTTTTTGACCTCTTGCGCAACCTCTGCGATAACAGCAACTTTATCAGCCTTAATTGTAAAAGGACCATCGGCTGCTTGCATCCAAGGAATAAATCCAAGAACTGGACCTTTCTCAGAGCGCTGCATCACAACGCCAAGCGGGTTCTTAAATACAATCTCAGTCTCATTTTCAGAGATAATTTCTGCTACTAATTCCTCGCCACTTCCTAACTTCATTGCTTTGATGTTCGACATTTTGTTCCTTCCTTTTGTAATTGTCAAATAAACCTTTTTCTTTTAGACTTTGGATATTGCCATTTTTATAAAAGCGATCATGCGCCATAGTCCAGGTATCCTTACCAACTTTAAGATACCACCCAGCGAACTCCTTGACTTCAATCTCTTTACTTATCAAGAAGTCGTTTAGTTCTTTAAGTGAGTGCATTATTCACCATCAGATACATCACGATTGTCAGTGTTTCGCTTCATTTTAAATCCAACGTGATTGGCATGAGCATTAATAAGTGATCTCTTGAGAGAACCTCTTTCGTGTGCGTCTTTAATCCAACCATAAGCCTCAGCCATAGCAAGCATGCGCTTCATTCCACGTGGAAGTTTAGCGTTAAAAAAGTCACTGCGATTAGCCATTTAGTAATTCCTCACACTTTTTCCAAAAGCGTTCTTGTTGTCCTGGGTGAAAAATTTGGTAATTGTGCCAGAACAATTCACGATCACCAATTCCAAACGTTGTACCAACGCCATACTTTGGCATGCCATCAGCAAGATCCCAATGTGGTGGAAGATTGCTAGGTTCCCATGCCATACGAATAGGCGGAGCATCGAAGCGAATAGGCATAATGATGTCAATAGGAATATTAGCCTCTCTCGCCTTAAATGTCAACTCTTCGCCAACATCACCGCGATGGTTTGGGGTAAGAGATGGACTTCCGCACTTCTTATATGTATCTACAGTAAATGTAAAATTGTGTGGCGCAGCAAATACATGCTGATCATTTTGAATGTGATTGCTGCGCTGAGCGTCACCAATCAAGAAGCCATCATATGCTTTGGCAAACATATAATCAATAGCATTTTCATTTAGAGGAACGCAATCGATATCCAAGAACATGACAGCATCAAATCCATTCTTTTGAATCAGCTCCATCAATTTATCCATTGTTGGTCCTGGCTGAGCATTGGTCAATACTTGAATATGTGTAATATCTTTTTTGTTATACTTTGCTACAACTTTCTTCTGTAGTTCTACTGTTTTTCGATCTATGTTATCCATAAAAATCGAAAGGATACAAGGTTTTACTGCGTCAGACATATTCGCCTCTTAACTTATATTTGATAGGAAATCGATTGATGATTAATCCGCATTTATCTATGTGCGTTCTAAGAATCGATTCAGGATGGAATCCAACACCAGAGTTAGAATATTCTACTAGGTTTGTGAACAAACCGCAAACTTTTTCCATCGTTTCTCTTGTTCCTAAACTCAAGAGATCATTAATACCGCCACGATGGTCAAATCCAGCAGGAACATAAACTACTCCTGGCTGAACGTCAATTGCTGGGAATGATTCAAACCTGAGATCAAATCGCATGCGTATGACTCGATCATATCTAAAATTGTTTATGGCTTCATAATGCGCCATGTGTTGAAAACAACGCCACACTTTATAGTACATGTAAAAGATGTTTTCTACTTTAGTTTCCCAAGCATGACTTCCATCATACGCAGTTCTATTCTCAATTTTGTACTCTTTAATACGACTGAAGATTGGCGATGAATTGAAATCTTCAAACATTGCCAATTTAGGTTTATACAAAGAAAGAACTTGCTGAGTAGATAGATTGTCTGATATCAATTGACCACGATGATCTAATACTTGACTCTCAGGAACCCAAGTATCTATAAACACATCAGCGTTATATGAGTCAATGATATGTTCTTGTAGTGTTGGAAAGCAATCTTTGGCATCTCTGACTTGCCCAGATAGCAATACTGCTGTTTTCATATGCGCATGTCTCGATACTTGATAGCATAATCAGTACAAATACCAAAGCATTCTTCAACAGGATCGTTATATATTTCAGGCATAACAGCAATGCTATTCTTAATAGGCTGTTTCCCAGGATATGCCCAGATAAATCCTTTGCTGGTCAACGTCACTGTATCATTCTCATGCCAAAAGTAGTGCAACGAACTCTTTTTCATTTTCAATAAAGCATCGATGTTCTTACAATGAATCCAAAGAGAGTTTTCTCTTTTATAAAGCCATTCTACATCAATCTCATATTGAGGCTCGTCATGTCCCAGAAAGTATTTTCTGTCTACGCACCACAAATCAATCTCAACACCAAATTCCATTTGAATGGCGAGATCGATTTGATTAGGTGTGTTCTCTAGTCCTCTATTTGGACCAGCAACAAGTCCGCGATGAGCAATAATTATCATAGTTCACCCAATGATTTAATGATATCAATTCTCGGATTGATAAAATTTAAATTATTAGGAAATTTCCCATAACGTTTTGCGCTTACACAAAAATTGCCAAGTTCAGCCACATTGATAACATCAAAGTGCTTCTTCATTATTGAATTGACTTTCTTTGCTTGCGTCTCAAATTTAAACGGTTTTTGTTCTAATTTGCGAATACATGTCATTGCAAATTGCTGCTCTGGAACAATTCGAAGCGGCATTTGATCGAATACCCCTTTCTCTAAAATTTCTCCATTTTGCTCGCACTCAGCAACACAATTCTTATACACTTCTTTGAGAAACTGAGTTTTACCAATAATGATGTGGTCAGACGGATGATATCGTAAATAAGAAGTTTTCCTAAAAAAAACATTGCTAGTTAAAATCTTATTTGGATCTTTAAGAAACTTTTCTATTGCTGGTATTAAATTAGAATAGTATTCATCAGATCTTAATTTAATCACGTATTCAGTATCAACTTCTTTTAACCCAGCATACGTTGAACAAAATTGAAGATATCTATTTTGTTCATTATACACGCCCATTAAATTTGGTGGTTCATTTATAACTGGTCGTAAATTAGGTCTATAGAATAGCATAATTTCGCTGTCTATTCTAGGATGCATCCATGTACTCACAACAGTTTCCATGTTCCGATGCATATCACACATTGTGATCAGATTCCGAAGAATCGGACCTTGAATCAATAATGTAAAGTTATTCATTTTTTCTTAAAGATAATATCTGCTTCTTTACGATGACCGTGTGGTTGGACTTTAGCATCAAATCCATTTTGTTCTAACCAGGAACAAACACTCGTATGACTGTTATCAACGCCAGTGTATAGGCTCACTTCTAAAGCAACTTCGCATCGACCTTCGTGTACGTCTTTAATGCGATCACCCAAACTTTGTAGAATACGAAAATCGTTTCCTTGCGCGTCAATCCAAAGATAATCGATGTGAGAAATATTGTATATGCTCATAAATGTGTCGAGTCTAATTGTCATAACTCGACACTGATCAGTAGTGTTGAAGTCTGGTCGACCACCCCACTCCTGGTGGATGTTTGGATTAAACGCATGAATGGAAGAACATCCCCAGTCTGATGAACCTGCTATGTTGAAAGTCGTCCAACGATTATCTAGATCTACAGCCAGTGGAACAGGCATGTATCCAGGATGAACTTTAAATTTATTCTTTAGCTCTAGGATTAGTTCGGGCGTTGGTTCAAACGCATAAACAGTAGAACCTTGATCAAGGAATCTTGCTGTATCAGTGCCTTTGTTAGCACCCACTTCAAATACAATTTTAGACATTCTTTTTCACCACCCAAAATCTTCTTAGACCTTGTTTCCAAGTATCTGTATTTTTAACTTCCCAATCATATACATGAAAACCAGAGTTTAAATCTGCGTCATCATATCTAGTAAATTTATATCCTAATTGTTTAAAGTTTTTTTCAACATTATTAGCAGAAGGTCTGCTGGCGCGACTACCCAATTCTTGATCATATCTATCAGAAGCCTCAGGCTTCAAGTCTAGATCTTCGTTATCACTATCACAAACTTCAGTTTCTAGGAAAATTAAATTTGTATGTTTCGACAAAGATAACAGATCTTGTTGCCAATTATCTATATGATATAATACTCCCCAATGTATGACGATGTCAAACTTTCTTTCAAGATTCCAAGGGAATTCTTGGTTTAGTTGAATGATCTCTTTGTCAGGATATCGTTTCTTAAAAACATCGATGTGTTCTTGACGACCTTCAGCGAAAGTTACTTTTGCGCCCAATGAATCAAAATGCATGCCTATGTCGCCATAGCCGCAGGCAAGCTCTAACATTGTTTTGTCTTTAAAGAACTCTTTGCCAAAAAGAGATTCAACTTTTTGAATCCGAGTTTGACGCCAAGTGTTATAATGATCGCCGAATCTTTCCATTATTTTTTATAATTCTGTAAGTAATAGTTTAAATCTTCTGGAGTTCCAAGACCCCACATTCCTTCGGCTTCTTTAATACGAACTTTTTTACCGTCTTCAATAGCCTGATTGAATACTGGGCAAACATAGAACTCATTGTTGACGCGAATGTTCTTTTCAATCATTTGCTCAGCATACTTGACATAGTCAGATCCCTTCTTCCAAAAGTAGATGCCGACTGTAGCGTTATCGCTGATTGGTTTCTTTTCAGCAACTTCAGCAACGAAACCATCATCGCCAACACGAGCATAAGACCACTTCGGGTGAGTTGCTTTGAACGTAATGATACCACCGTCAACACCCTCAGCATTGAAGGCATAGAGGCATTCATTACTGTTCCACTCTACGAACTGATCGCTGTTAGCAATCACTAACTGATCATTGTTGTTGATATACTCTTTGGCGAGTAATGTGGTGCAAGCAGCACCTTCAGTTACACCATCAACCTGCACAATCTTGCAATTAGGTGCAATTAAATTTAAAAGAACAGGAAGATTATATTTTTCATAGTGTTCTTTCTGAACAATAAAGATATAATTGGCTTCAATGTTAAGGTTGTCAACAACAACCTGAATCATCGGTTTATTGCGAACTTCAATGAGCGGCTTCGGGAAAGTGTAACCAGCCTGAGCGAAGCGAGACCCAGCACCAGCCATTGGGATTAATACATTCATTTTACTGGACTTCCATGGAATAGATATATCTTTGTATTCTTCAAGAGTATTGATGATGCGATCAATGGTCGTGTAGTTCAAGTCGCTTCGATTTTCTACAGGAACAAGTTTCGCTCCACTATCTAGTGCGCCTTGACGACCGATATGGCTGTCTTCAACAACAACTGTATTTCGAGGCAAAGCATTACATGCAGTCATAGCCTTCCAATACATTTCAGGATATGGTTTAGTGCGCTTTACATCTTCGTTGCTAACGTAATAATCAACATACTCAAGAACGCCAAGTCGAAGAAGAACAAGTCTTACTGTGTTGCGAATACTGTTACTGGCAACAGCGATTTGATAATTTCGTTCTTTGAGTTCAGAAAAAAACTTTATCAGTTCATCATCTCTTTGAAGTTCACGAAAAATATCAAACGTGGCTTTTTGTTTATCTTCCCAGACTTGATTGTGTTTACTTACAGGCAAATTTTTGCGCTGAGTCAGCATGTTGAGTTTCTTGGTCGTGGAAAGACCATCGTATAAACTCAAATGTTCTTCTTGAGAAATTACGAACTCAGGACCGACAAGTTCAAGCGCGCGATTCAGTGCCTCATAATGAATCTCGCGGCTATCCAAAAGGACGCCGTCGAGATCAAAGATAACTAATTTGTTTGTCTTTAACTTTTCCATGGCAATATTCCATTGTGCCTTTCTAGCATTGCCTTGTTACCATTGATAAAGAACTCTGCTTGTACAGAAAGACCTGTATTTCCTACACGATATTTTACTGTATAATCTCTGGTGCAGTCAAACTTTAATTTATTATTTGGATGCATAAGAACAGCAGCGAGAGCACGATCAATTTCCATCTGACCAGGTTCGCGGAATTTTCTGTACCAGACAGGGCTAATTGAAACGGCATGCTGCTTCTTGACGAAATAGCAGTTGACGTCGACGAAGAAATCTTCTGGATGCAGAATGCTCGCCCACATACCTAGTGACTCACAATCGTCATGACACAAATAGTTTCCTTGAGCGTCGATAATTTTTCTAAATGAAAACGCCCAATCTAAATTTTTTTCTTGGACTAACTCGACCAAACTTTCGACGTGGTTTGGTTCTAGAACATTGTCATCGTCTAACCAGAGATGATAATCGCCATCTGCGAAATAAGTAGCAGCACCGTAGACACGATGACCGTTGTAACGATTAGTGCCTGTAGGATAGGGTAATACGCAAACATGTTCATTCACTCCGTTGGGGAATTCAGCAGCCAATAAAATTTCGTCTGCTTTTTGCCAACGTTCCTTTCCATCGACCACTACAATGTGTTCAACGTTTTTATATGTTTGCGCACGAACTGATTCAATACATTCGGCAAGGAATGGATTACCCGTCGTGGGTGTGATGATTGATACTTTCACGAATTAATCCCAAAGGTTTTGATAATATTTTCCAAACAAACGGAAGCCATTCTT